AGCCCTCGACTTTCTCGGTCAAGAACTAAATTACTATGCGGGTTTGATGATTTGGGGGATTACCCCAAACACCTTATCCCAAGCCTGTTTTGCCAGTTCTGGGCTGTGTGCCATAACAGGATTAACTTCGATGTGGTACCAATCGCCTGTCTGGTAGTTTCCTTTGATCCAGGTACCGCGATCACATTTCCAACTTCTCATTAGCGCATAGTCAATCACAAGTTCTATTGCCAGCGTGTCGGCGTTCTCTAACAATTTGATAATGAATGGCAAAGATTTTGTGCGACCAGCGTTAGTGCTTGAGTTATAACGATATGACAAGTCAACTGCTACACCTTTTGCATGATTGCTAATTGTGCCTGGCTTGTTTTTTATGTCTCGAATTACCCATGAACCGTTATTCCACAGACTTTTATTTGAATGTCTGATTGCGCGGGTAATCCAATAATCCATCCCCGCTAGCGGGCCTTTAACTACTGGCGCGGCGTTAACGGTGTACGGTTTTATTTTTTTTCTTGTCTTTGTCGCTTATAAACAAACACGCTAAGTCAGGGTCACCAATTTTGGTGCTAATCCAAGCCAGCACAGTTGAAGTAATTGGCATAAGCATGAATATCAGTTCACGGTCAAAACTTGATTTCCACAAGAAATAACAGATGACACCTTGAATGCCACCTTTGAATGTTTGATCGGCGATCTGTAATCTGTTCATAAATTATTCCTGTTCAGGTATCGGCAATGGTGCAATAAAATCTTGTGTTTCGTAACTGTATAAATACCCAATACCAGCATAAGTTTTCGTCGGGTCATCAATGAATGTTTGAACGCATGGTGCGCCAACAAAATTTGTATACCACTCGCCTGCAGGTATTCCCAAAATCGTTGCATCGTCAACACCTGTGATGACTTGTTGCACAATGTTTTTGTCGTTTAGTTCAGCCCAATAAGTAGTCATTAATTCCAACTCACATTTCCCGTACCAGCCGTAATAGTTGCACGCTTATAGCCACCTGAAGCGCCTGACTCTGTGCCTGTTAAACCTGCGCCAATAGTGATTGTGAGTGTGTCAACATATCGAAATATGACGACGCCCGAGCCGCCGTTTGAGCCGCTACCAGCCGACCCTCGACCGCCGCCGCCGCCGCCAGTATTTGCGCTGCCAGCCGTACCTGCGCCAGCCGAGCCGCCCGTGCCGCCGCCGCCAATACCCGCCGCACCGCCTATTGTTGCACCCGCGCCCCCCCCGCCAGCATAATAAACCGATGAACCAGTTATATCTGTTGCCTGTCCTGCGCCACCAGCTCCACCCGTACCAACCGACCCCGTCCCACCCGCCGCCGAAGCTCCGCCGCCACCCGACCCGCGTCCGCCGTTCGAATCCATAGCGCCGCCGTCTGACCCTTGATTAACGACGCCTAACGGGCCTGCCGTATTTCCTGCGCTGTCACCAAGACCGCCGCCACTTCCACCCATAAGCCCTAATATTGTGGTAGTGATCGGGCCTGATGCTCCACCGCCCATACTTGTAATTGTTGCAAAACTGCTAACACTTCCACTTGTCGGATTCCCTGCACCGCCCGCGCCACCTGCACCAATAACAACAGGATAGTTTGTCGCTAACAAAATAATTTTTGGTTGCTCAACAGTTGAGCCAGAACCTGTTGCCGTTACTGTGCAACGCATACCGCCCGCGCCCGCACCGCCGCCATAATTTGCACCCGCGCCCCCCCCGCCCGCAATAATTAAATAATCAACAACAACATCTGCTGGAGCGCCACCGCTAAAAAAAATTGCAGCACTAGCACTAATGAAATAAAGCGTGCCACCCCCCCATTGTGCCAACGCCAAAGAACCTGATGTGTTTACTGTCGCTGTGCCAGCCGTTATCGTACAAACGCCCGCGCCGATATTTGAAATTTGTAAATTGTCACCCGCGCTAAATAATCCTGTATTCACTGTAATTGTGGTAGCGCCTGCAGCGTTCATATTTATACGCTTGCCAGCATCGCCAGCGACTAAAACATATGAAACCGTTTTAGTGTTCACGGGGATATTGAAAGTGGAATTTAATTCTGCAGCAGTCAAGACCTGACTGGCAACAAATGGATATGGAGTGGTAGTCATAAAATCAGATTACCCTAAAACATTGAGTGATGGGGCGATCACACCAAAAACTGCATCATCTAAAATTAGCTCATAAACAATGACCGTTGGTGAAGTAAACAGGGCGATTGAATGCCCGTAAGAATTGGTGATTGTATGCTCGACACCTTCAACCGCTAGTTCTTGCGCTAGCTCAGTTGTTCCCGCACCGCTGGCAAATGTTTTTTCTATGGTGATTGTTTGCCCTATGTCAATGATCGCTACGGTGTCGCGCTGGGCATTAGTGAGCGACACAAACGCGGTTTGAACGCTTGTGTAGCGCGCTATCGGTTGGGGTTCTAACAGGTAGTTAGCCAGGCTTAACGCGGCTGTGTCATCATGCAAAAGGCTGTTAGTGATTGATTGATTTTGAATAAAGTATTGAGCCTGGCTTGCCGCATCATCAGCCACCTGCGGATTGTTAGAACCTAAAATAGTTACACTTGCGCGGTTGCAAACTTGATCAGCTTGAAACGATATGCCTACACCTAAATATGGAATGTTTGTTCCGTCATCGTGAAAGTCTGCTACCGATGCGGAAAGCGTATTCCCCAGCCTGGCATCAAATGTTAGATCGCCTTCGCGTGACATGAACAATCGGCCCTGTTCAGCCTGATTGATTGCCGCCAAATATGCCTGAACCGATGTTCCATTTTCTATTGTAAACGCCGCCGAACCACCTAAGGTTTGCGTACCTGTGGCAATGTCTCGCTGACCAGCTGGGAAATTAACTTCAGGTAGATCAAGAACAGCTGTCACGCGCGCACTTGATAATTCTTCGCTGACATTAAATTCATCCATATAGGTTTGTGACAGTAAATAAAAATCATCAGCACAATAAACGGTGACGGTATCTATCCCGCCCAGCGCAAAATTGTAATCATAATTCACAATAAATCCTTTAAACAAATATTCTTTAACATCGTTTAGGTCGTATCGAGCAAACCTAACTTTTCGCATCGGCGCCAACCCAGGCTGTTCGGTAGTTGAATCCCAATAGGGCGAATTTTCATCAAACGGATTAAAAATTCCGCTGGTGTCTATCATATTAAAAGTCATGGTTCCCGCGCTGAATTGATCGCCTATATCGCGGCGCCCGCGTTTAATGTTTACCGTGTCACAGCCTTCAAGTACGCTTGCAAAATTAGTTGTACCGTCAAGAACATAAGTCGTTCCGTTCAAAATTCCTTGCGTTGCCGAATCTAAAACAAACGCATCTTGAACAAAACCTGTATCAATCTCTAGTTCGTAATCACCAGATTGAACAACTGCTGTGCCTGCCATTAGGCCACCTGAATATTTGCTGGCCCCGCTGAACGGTTATAGGCTCGAATTGCGTTAACGATTGCCTGCCCAATCTCGCTACTGGTAGCCAGGCCGCCAGTCACATTCACGGTTAGACCGCCGCCGCCAAAATTGCCAGCGTTAGGGCCTGACAATGGAACAACAGCTTCAGGGCCAGCTTCGCCAATCATCGCCAAAGTAGGGCGTGTAACAATGCCGCCTTTAGCAAAGCCAGGAATGTTTATCCCGCCTAAATCAAACCCGCCCAAACTTTCGCGCAAGTTATCTAGTTTGCGTAACATGCTGATCAGTACACCTAGCGGGCCTGTTACAACCATTATTGAATTGCCGAATTTGTCAAACGCTTTTGATATTGATTGAAACTTGACTTCTAAAACAACCATCACCGCTGTTAATGCAACTATGGCGGCTGCTACTAACACATATGGGTTTGCTGTAGTTGCAAGGTTTAGCGCCGCGGTTCGAAGAGTAGCTAGAGCTAGAGCCGCTTCATATATTTTCATTACAACATTTATTGCAATAATCGCTGTAGCCAAACCGCCAATAACGCCGATCATGATTAAAAACAATTTGGTGTTTTCTTGTGCAAACTCTGCGACAGGTTTCAAAATTCCTAGCAATGCTTTTAGCGCTGGCAGTAGCGCCGCACCGATAGATTCTTTTGTTTCATCCATCGCAATTTTTAACCCTGCCATTTGGCCTTCAAATGAATTAGCCGCTACCGTTGCCGAACCACCAAACGAAACAGCTAACGCTTCAGTAATTTCCTGCATTGATGATTCAGAATCAATTACACCTTTTAGTGATGGGTCAAGTTTTGTTAACGCTGTAGTTGACCCGTTGTAAGCTTTGCCCAATGCCAGGGTGACGGTTTGTAAATCGGTTGATGTGCTTGTGCTGATGTTCAACGCGGTTTCTAAAAGGTTTTGCGCTTCTTCAGCTGAACCAGTGCTTCGAGTCAGGCTCGCCATCGCTGGGCGAAGCTGATCATCAGTAACAGAAAACGCCCGCGATGATGCACTAATAAATTCTTCCATGCTCGCTACTTGCTCATCGGTAGCGTTTGCGCTTGTGCGTAATTGTTGCGCTAACAGGTCTTGCGCTTTTTGATCTTCGACAGCCGCTTTAGTTGCCAAACCTAAACCAGCACCAATAGCACCGATAGCGGCAATGGCTGGCAACATTGCCTTTTTTAATGCAAACGCCGATTTTGCACCAGCCCCTTCGAGTGAGTCAAATTCTTTTTTTGCTTTATCAAATCCCTTAGTGTCCAAGGAACTAAAAATCGGAATGTTAATTGCCATATTCAATAACCATTCGTTTGTTCAATGTTTTCATAACATCATCAACTATTTTTGTAACCGTGTGTTCAACATTGGTTCGGTTTTTGTCAACCGCTTTTTGTAGTACGCGGGGCGCTGGGCCTTCTTCTTTGCCTAATGTTTCGGTAAATTTTGTGGTTTTGTTTTTGCCTGCATGCTCAAAGATCGCGCCTGCAACATCTTTTTGTTGCATGCTCATCAGCTCATATGGTGTGGCTTTAAAACTTACGCTGTGAGATTCGCGCGGGTTTGACCCGGCATCGAATTTGTCTTTGAATAAAACTGTTTTGGCTTTGTTGCCGCGTTTGCCAACTTTAGTTAGATAGCCAGCTTGAACTTTGCTGGTATTCCAAAACACGGAACGGCCTTTAATCAAACTGTATTTATACATTCGAGATAGCGGCGCGCCGTTGCCTTCGCTGTTTTGAAAGTGTTGCACAGCTGACCGCGCATCTTTAACTATGTCATCCCCAGCCGCTTTAATGTCTTTAGTTACCTGGCGCCGATAAACTTTGTCAAAATCGTTTAATTCTTTTAGGGTTTGTTGTATCCCAAAAATTTTAACGCTCGCTTCAATGCTCATGGTTTGCCCTTGTTTCGTTTGTTAATAACACTAATCACTGTTACAAGGTCGCGGTGATCAAAGGTTATTTGCGGGGGCCACCATCCTACTGAAACCAGCATTTCTGCTAGTTGCCTTCGGTAGGTGCCCCGCCCGTATGGTTTGGGTTTGTGTCATCCACGACTGAAACGATTGTCATTTCGGGATTTTCTTTAACCCATTGTTTCCATGTTGCGGGCAATTTTTGCCCAGCATTTTTTAGGATGGTATGAGCCCAACAGCACATGTCGCCGAATCCCATTCCGCGCCCGTCAGATACTTTGCGGTTTTCTGATTGTTCCCATTCGGTGATGACAAACATATTTGTGAATAGTGTTTGTGCGGGTTCGCCGTTTTGTAAATCGACTATCAATCCAATTTTCATTAGTTCACTTTCTCGGCCAAGTGACCGTTGTTTAATCTAGAGCTGCGTAAGAACCGCCAACGAACTCTAGGTCAACCTGACTAAGGGTGCCTAATGTTTCGTTGATGACAGGTAACACGCTGAACAGGGTGTCGGTTAGCTCGAAACCTGGGTTTGTGGCTGATTGTGCGCCTGATGCTGGTTGAAATACAATCGTGACTTGTGTTCCGACAAGCGGGGCTAATGTTGCGTAAGTTGCCGCCGCCGCATAATCCAAAAATAAAGTAATCGTTGCAGAATTGGATTGAAGGCCTGGCTGAAATGTTCGGTAGTCAACCGCGTAGGTTGTGGCATCAAGATTCTCAAATGTGTGCGTAACCGCGCCAGCTGTAACCCATGCGCTTAGGTCTACACCGTCAACGGTGAATGTTGGTGTTGCCTGATAAGTAATAGCCATAGTTTTTGACCTTTCGTAGTGTTATAGGTTTATCACAATTTTGTTTGGTTTATGTGGATTATGTTTTCGCTGTCAATTTAATGATCAGTTCGTAGGCGGGATATATTGCGCTGCCTACTTCAAGGGTTGTGGGCCTGCCTGATGTGACCGCGACATTATGGTTTAGTACCAGCGCGCACATGTTTAGCAATGATCGCATGGCATCTAGATTCGCTGGGCCGAGTGTTATTAGCGTTACTGGAAATGTCATGTCTGCCACCTGGCTGTTCCATGCTTCGAAGCTGCACGCCGAGATCATTGCACACGGGGGAATTATGTTTCGCGGGTCATTAACTACTTGTAGGCCAACGGTTGTTTCTAGGAATGTTGTTAGGTCATCTAACGCGGTGTTAAATAAATCGGTGTAGACAGCGGGCATTAGGCAACCACAGCGCGATTAATCCCCAGTAGCTGTTTAACCATTGGGGATAAACCGTTCGTGGCTGGGGTTCCCATTCCGTCAAATGTCGCAAAATCGGAACCCGCTGAACCGCGCTGGCGATAGATCGCCCCGCCATACATCACGGTACCTGTTTTTACCGCTTCAGTTGGCGCGGTCGCTAGTTGGTCAAAATAATTGTTTTCTGCTCTTCGAAGATAACAAAATGCGTTCGCTGCGGCTGCACAAATAATTAGGAAGGCTTCATCGCCAGCTGAAGCTACAGGGATTCCTAACCAATCCATAATGTCTTGATCATCTATCCATGTGCAAACAGGCCCATATGTAATTGTTCCGCCTGATGGTAATAACTGCACATCGGTTCCTGTGCATGCGTACAACACCTGGTTGTTTCGCGGGATGTTGTAGTCGTATGCAGGGAATCCTTGTTCGTTTACGCCGATATACAAAAATTCGGGTACCGCATAAATTTGAAAGGTTCCGTCAAACGGCGCGCCGATACTGGCGACCGTTATATCTTGACCAACTTCAAACGAAGCGTTCTCTAATGTTTGTAAACAGGCATAGTTATCTAAAAGCTGTTTCGCTTTAACATCATAAATTGTCATGGCGATCAAGCCGCCTTTAAATTATGGTAAGCCGTTAGCTTTAACGAATTTGTCTGCATCAATCATCAGGGTTGCGAATTGGCCCCTGAACGCCAGCGTTCTAGCCAACTGTGACGGTACATCGATACTGATGGCCCCCTGTGGCAATTCGTAGCACTCGAAACCTGCACCTGTTGGGTTACCTGGTGAAGTACCAGCACAACCAAGAATGATTGTTTCATCAGTGAAGTTTCTGTCAACCACAACATTCAAACCAAATGCCATGCCTTGACCAAATGCCGGTGTGAGATCGCCTAGAGCGTTCATTGGCCCCAAGTTCGGGAACAATGGTCGCCCAGTTGTATCGGCTAATCCGATTAGTACGCCCCAATATTTCGGTGAAACAAACAAAGCGTTCGGCAAGTTGCCATTCGAATTTGTAAGAATTGTTTGCGATGATTGACCAATCCAACCAACCCAATCTTCAGGAAGTGATGTATCGCCAAACGAATTGGTGACTGTCGCGCCAGCTACTAGCGCATCGGCGGCAACATTGTCTGTTGTGTTCGCATAGATTCGGCCCATGTCATCAAGTAAAGAACCCAAAATTTCGGGTGTGGTAAACATGATGTCCTGTTCGCTGATCTGAACATATCCACCATAAGTTTCTTTTGTGACCGACAATTTATCAATCTGATATGTGCCAGCTTGAAGTGTTGCGTTTTGTGCTGATTGTTTAGCCATTGAAACATTTTGTGATACAGCTGGGCGAATAAAAATCTGTCCACCCATTGGCATAGGGCGTGCGCCAAACGCATCAACTACAGGTCTCATACCTACAAAATTGTTATAAATACTTTGAACAATAATTTCGGGCAAAATACCAGGGTTAGATTCGGTGTCAATGTATGGCGCTGATGGTGCGGCAGCTTTGATGCCTTCGCGATATTCAGCAAACTTAGTTGAGTTGTTTACATACGCCGAAAGATATTGTGCGGCTGTAGGCATTTTAAATTCTTGTCGTGGTTTAGCCCACAGTTTTTCAACTGTTGCTGTTGCTTCGACTACTGGTGATTCTTCCATGATTGATTTCTCCTGTGTAGGTATATCTTTATTTAACTCTATTTCGGGTTCTGTTTCGGGGATACTCGCCGCGACTTCGGTTATTACCGCACCGCTAAAAGCTGGCTGGCTGACTATTGATAATTCATTAAAGCTGGCTTGCTCAATTACCATTACGCCGTTTTTGTCGTAACTAAATTTTTGCACATCAACCCCAACCGATACTTCCGAAAGGGTGCCATCTGACATTAAAACAAGCGATTCATTGCCTAGATCGGTAGCCGATATTTTGGCTGTAAATAACATTGCTTCATCTGTGCTTAGGCGTTCCGTGACCTGTCCAATAATTTTCATAGGGTCATGTTGCAGATATAGCTTTGGGTTTCTGCCGTCAACAGGTAAAGAACCAGGTTTAAACATGACCTGTTGACCGTCATTGACTGTTGCCACAACATTAAATTCGACTGCTATTCCGCTAATAGTTCGGCTAGCCGCGCCATCGCTGGCGGCGGCATCAACCGAGATCGTTTGGGTGGGGGTATATCTGATCATGATGGGGATACTACATCGGCTAGATCATCTTCGCGTGTATCCTGCCGCATGATGTCGCCGTCAATGAAATCTTGAACATCAAATTCGACATATGTTCCGTTTGGCAATATCTGATTCATTGACAAAGTTTGTGCAATACATTCTGCGATTTGTTTACACGCGAAAGACCACAAATCTTGCCTAGCTTCAACGCTGTTGGTATACGCGTAACTTCCGACGCTTAAATTCAGTAAGTAGGCGGGGATTCCGCACGCTCTTGATAGTTCTTGTGCGCTAAATGTTGCGCTGTCAATCAAAAGCATTTTGTCGGGGCTAGTCATTAGTTCTTGATAATGCACTTCAGGCGATAGGGCGGCAATCGTGTTTGTCATTCGAGCGGCGTTAAATGTTTGTGCTAATTCTTGTAAATCTTCCTGGCTCATGGATTCCGAATTTTGTTGCACTTGCAAAATGCCAGCGGGGATTGCACTACTAGCGTTTCTAAATCGTGCTTCTTCAATCTTGATTGCGGTTCCAATAGTTTTAGCGCTCGCGTACACAATCCCTTCATTGCCGCTAAGAAATTGCACAACATCGTTCGGGTCTATTGCGACACCGTTAAAGAACAGATTGTTTGCTTTGCTAAACCAAATGTTTTGCACTTGATCGGTGCTTGTAATCATCCATGCTGGTAGGCGGCTAAACGCATTTGGATAACCCGTTGAATCCCTGCTACTTATAAACCAAAACGCCCGCCCATAAGTGAACAAGTCTGCGACTGTCCATGAAAGTATAAAATTATTTGTCGTTTGCGGGTTTATCCTTCGAAGCCATGACCTAGGCGCAAGGTAAACAGGTTGCATGTGTCGTTCAGTGTTGTTCCACACTTCGTTATACATTCGAAATTTCATTCCGCCAATTACTGACCCGATCAGGCCCAGCGCGCGAGCGTATGCGGGAACGCTCATCGCCCGGTTAAATAATTCGCCCTGGGTGTAAATGTAGTAATCACCTATTTGTTGCAAGTTGTTTGCAGTACCAGCGGCGGCGGCAAGCGGTTTTTGTTTTGTTGTTTGGAATAAGCCCATGCGCTAATTGTTACACATTGAAGCGTTAAAAGTGTGTCAGGTTCTCGCGCGCCTGAACCGAGAAAGCGTAAGCGCGCGAGCAACCCAAAATTAGGTTAGCCGTTCGCAACAAAGATTAAAGGTTTTCGAGTTGTGACAGGTTTTGAAGCCATAGCTAAAACCCACACTAAACAGCGACACAATTCAATGGGGCCTGGCGAACGAATTGATGACAGGCTGACCGCGCCCTGCACCTTGACCGATACGGCGCGCCCGACATGTTGAGCTAAAAGGGTTGAACCGTCATGTGCGACCTTCCCTTCAAGAATTGCGTTACGCGCAAGCGATGTCCACCTGATCAGTTCACGATTGCCTACAACTAATGTTCGGCTAACCAGTTTTGCGGGCAAAGACAATTCGAGCGATGGGGTCACAAGTAGGCGTGTGGTTGAATCTTTGATTTCAAGTTCTATGGCTGATAGGCAATCCTGCAAAGTGTCTTTAACGAACACAACCGCAACCTGGCATTTCCCTTCATTGTTCATCGCCCCGCGCAAACCCACATAGCGCGAATCATCTTGTGAAACTTCAACAGCTAACACCCCGCCGTTCGGCATAGGTTCGGCGGTTTGTAAAGTGTCCCAAACCCCAGGGTCATTCAGCCAAGAATTAGAACTAGCCAACCACAGGTTCACACTTGATCGAATGAAAGCGGCGCGGTTCGGTTGTTCCGCTTCAGCCTGTAACACTTCAAGCGAAATTGTGCCACCACAAATGGCGGGGTTCGCTGCATGCCACGCTTCAACGCTCATCGGGTCAACAGTATTTTTTGGTGAATATTCCGCAAAGTAAAGTTTGCCGCGCTGCTTCGAATCAATAATTCTTAAACCTTGTTCGCGCCATTTCAAGAATTCAACGCTTGATTCATCGCCAGCTGTGGATGTCATAAACATCAACGGGCTATGCGCGGTTCGCTGGGTAGGCATCAAACCCAAACTGACCGCATCACTTGACACCGCCCACAACTCATCAACATAAACAAGATCAACAGCCGCCAAACCGTGACCAACCGTATTCGTAGCGGCCCGAACAATCCATCTTGTACCGTCAGGGAATTCAACCTGGTTGCGGCCCAGCGACCACGAAACCACACCCGAAAATTTTGATTCAAAGATTGGAGCCAGCTTTAAAAACATTTCGTAAGCCAAATCCAAACGGTGAGCTGTGCTAATAATCGTTTGCGGTTTACCGCGCCGCCTGGCTAGATCGGTAGCGAACCACCCTAGAAACGCTGTAGCCAATGTGGATTTCCCGTTTTGTCTAGCCACACTCAAGCACCCTTGACGGTGCAAAAAGTTTCCATCAGCATCAGCGATCAACAAATTATGTGCAATGTGTTTTTGCCAATCCATAAACTCAATCCCCAGGTGCTCAAATGACCAGGCCGCGACTTCATCGCCATAACTAAACGCATAATTGCCCGTGGTGGTTTCCAATCGCGGGATGGCACTAGACCGCAAAAGATCAGCCGAGAACAGCGCTCGATCAGCGGTAACTAGCCCGAACTGGCTAGAACTAGCCGTTTTAGATAAATCTACGGCATCG